CCAGCAATTAACAACTATTATATTTATCTAAATATCTGTAAAATCTAGCAATATCTAATTTTGTTATATCATAATTTTCTTTTACAAATAATTCATAAATTTCTTCTACCGTTTTATTTTTTTTCAAATGTAAAAAAAATGAAAATAAATCTTTTTTATCCATCATTAGCTTGTTACATAAAGCTTGAATAAATATTGTGTTATTATATTCCGTTGAATATTTCGTTAAAACTTTAGTAAATCTTATTTCCTTTATCTTTTCCACCTTATCTTTCAATATGTCCTTATGTAAAATTCTATTATTATAGAATGTTTTTATTAAAGAAGTTATTTCATTAAAAAGCCATATTTGCTTTTGAAATGTAATTCTATCAATATAATCTGAAAAAACAATATTATTTAAAATATCTATATATTTTTTTATAGAATAATCTTTATCCATTTCCTCAAGTAATTCAATTACATTTTCATGAAATAATAATCCGATACTTGTTCTATCTGTTTCATTCATTAATTTATTATGCATACCCAATGGATAATAATCAGCCAATAATTCTCTTGTTATATCTTTTGTGTCTTCATTATAATTTTTTTTTTGAAAAATTTTATTCAGAATATCATTTTTCAATAAATTTTTATGATTTTTATAAATATCATATATATTATCTAATTTTCTAAGGTCATATTGTATATATTCAGATAGTTCATTAAATATATTACTTTTAATTTCAGGCATTATTTTTTCTAATATATTTTTAATTTGGTTTTTTGTTGGATTTTTTAATTCAATCGTTGTACATATTTTCATCATTTCTTTTATTTTTTTATCTACATGATAATTTCCTATACATATAATCGGTGTCATAGTCGTTTCTTCCTTTTTTTGTTTATTTGTTTTTTTTGGTCTAATTAGCTTTATCAATGAATTAATACCACCTTTATCTCCACTATTCATACCATCTATTTCATCCATAACAATGGCTATTTTTTTTGCTTTTCTTTTCAAGAGACTCAAAACATTCGTATCAGACATATTATGTTTTGTAATAGTATCTATTACTGATTTATTTCTTACGTCACCAGCATCATACATAACAATATCATAATTCATTCTTTTTAAGAGGTCCTTCACAAATCTAGTTTTACCACTACCAGGTGACCCATATACATATATACCCCTTCTTGTCAATAATTCATTTTTATGATTTTCAAAATACTGTAATGTTTTTTTAAATACATTTTCACATTCTATTCTATCTAATTGTAAATTTATATTTAACTTGTCCATCTATTATTAATATGCTTTATTTTTTTATATTTTTTACGAACAATACTGTTATTTTTTTCATAATTTCTAACTAAATTTCTACATTTATTTGACTCGGTTATAATACATAATTGCTCTAAAAAATAAATGTAATTAGAAAATCTATGTCCATTATACTTATAATTTTTTAACTTTATCCAATGTTTATATTTATGTTTTATCAATAATTTAAATATATAATCGAGATCATTTTTAATAACCCTGTTGATATACGTATCTAAAGTAATATGATAAAATCTTTTGTTTATTGGACCATTTTTAAATTTATTAAATCTCTCCATCATAATATATTTTTCATAATATATCTTACTTGTTAAAAGCATAATATCGTTGGAAATATAATCTTTTATGTAATTAACCAATTCTAATGGTATCAAATTTATTTTTCCCAATAAATTCATAATAATATAATAATATTGTTATTTTTAATTATATTATTCAAATAAATTTAGCAATACTCAACATAAATTTCTGCCTGTTATCCCGTCCCATTTAATATTAGCATCAGTAGCAGCTCTACATGCTTTAATTCTAGCCATTGCCGTGTTTTCTTCAAGTGGCATAATAGTATTTATAGAATCAGCATTTGGGTTGTTTACTATAGCAGGGTCTGGTTTACATTCGTCGTCTTCTAAAATCCAGTAATCTGGACATTTTGATACTACTGCTGGATACATTTTTGATTTATAAGAATTTTTAATGACTAAAGCCATCATTAACATCATAATTAAAAATGTAATAGCTGCTATTATTAATACTGTTCTTTTAAAACCCATTTATATATTTTATTACTATAATATTTTTTCTTTTTAATAAGTATATGAACGGTCGTGTGGATATATTAGGAAAAAATTCAGCTGATAGATTTTTACTATATGAAAAACCTAAAGAGTACAAAGCAACAAAATATAGTAATGCTCTGGTTGGTAACTTTCAAACAACACTTTTATCAAACACTTTTTTCTCTGCTGAAAATATTCAAATACTTCAGAATGCTATTATTGCCGGTGTCTATAAAAAATCAAACAAAAAATATAGAATTAGCTATCAGGATGAAGATGTTCTTAAAACAATTATGCGTGCTATGTATTTACAATTCTCTAAAAATTTAGATTACAATATAAAAGAGCAAATTGTTGAGTTAAATGAATATGTCACTAAATATGCTATACCGCAAATTTACAATGAAGTTGTTGGATATATGAAATATAAAAATGCTGTTAGTAAGCTAGCAACACCAATGGACCTCCCCGTTTCTAGCTATCACTCTAATTCTTTAGAATTAAAACCTTTCTTTTAATTTTATTTAATGTTTAAAAATTAAATAAAAAATAATTCATATAATTTTATAAAATTTAATCTATTTTAATATGTTATTTTTGGGAAATAATATAATTATTTCTTTCTAGTTCCCTGTCTAATACCTCTAGCTTTTTGATATTTTACAAATTCATCCAACAATTCCTTAAGTTCCTGCTTCCACATCTTTTTCACAGATGTCTTTTTCAATATTTCTAAAGCTTTCAATTTATTACCTTTTTCTTTCACCAACTTTTCAACATTTTCCTCCTCTACTTGTTCTATTCGCATTGTCCTTAGATATTTATACTCTTCATCATCATCTATTGTATCATAATTTCTTTCCTTCAGAAGAGCTATTACTTCCTGTTTCTTCTTTTTCCTTAAGTCAATAATATCTTCACATTGTTCTAAAATAAATCTAGCTCTGTTTGTTAGTAGACATAACTCTTTCTCCATCTTTTCTATTAAATGTTCCTTTCTACTATGATAGCCTAAAAGTCGCGTTTTATAATAATCATCAACAATGCTATAGACATCTGGATATTTCTTTAATCTATGATTACTCGTAAATAAATTCATATTTGAAAGAGACTTTGTAGTAGTTAAGTTTAGTGTTTTCTCCAACATATTAATGTGTTCATTGTGATGTTTAGAGATAAGATTCGGTAGAACACCCGGATAAAATTTCAGTGTAAAATCAATGACTACATCAGTCGACATATCTGTTTTCTTTTTGATAATTGGTGTTTTCTTTTTCCCTGATTTTGTTTTATCAGACATTAAATATTCTAGGAACTCATTATAATCAGTAGTCCAAGTACCTATTGGCAATTCTGTTACCTTAATAGTATCCGAACTGATAATTTGATATTTCCCTTTAATTAAATATTTACCTGTTTTCTCATAATTCTTTACAATCGTTCCTTTAAATCCTTCATAATAAGGATGTAATTCCAAGTTTTTCTCTTTAGGTTTACCGTTAATTTTATTTACTATATACATAACAACTTCCTTAAGATTATAAGACATACCCTCATAACTAAAGCCCGTACCAATACCTTTTCCACCATTAATCAATACATAAGGTATGATTGGTAAATAATATTGAGGCTCTACAATATCACCATCATCATCATTATAATTCAATATTTCCTTGTCTTCATCTCTAAATATATATTTTGTAATTGGATTCAATGCCGTAAAGATATACCTTTCACTAGCATGGTCTTTACCACCCATAAGTCTTGTTCCAAATTGACCATTTGGCATCAAAACATTTACATTATTAGAACCTACATACTCTTGTGCCATTCCAATAATACCTTTAATTAAACTCATCTCACCGTGGTGATAACCTGAGTGCTCACTCACATATCCTGCCAGTTGGGCTACCTTAATCTCACTCACCAAGTTTCTTTTAAAACAAGAATACAAAATTTTTCTTGTGCTAATTTTCCATCCATCTATTACATTTGGAATAGACCTATCACAGTCATACTTTGAAAAATGTTTCATTTCTTTATTTACAAATTCCGTATATGTAATTTGTTTTTGTTCAGTATTCAGTACATCATCTTTATTATATGTCTCAAGCCATTTCTTTCTATCATCCGCTCTATGTTTATTAAACACTTTATCGATTGAATCGCCACAATCATCATCTTTATATTTAAACGTTACCATTTTCTTTTTCTTAAAATATTCTTTGAATTCCTTAGCTGAACTAGTACCCAAACCTTTAAAATATTTAATCTTCCAACCTTTTCCATCATTATTGTCTTCTTTCCATTTCATATATTTGCTTTCATTATAAAACGAAATTTCTTTCTTACCTTTCTTCGCCTTTAGAATAGGTGTATTCATAAATCCCAAAAATTTATCTAATTTTACTAACTCCTCCCATTGTGAATGAAACATATTAATACACAATCCTTTAATATGTGAGCCATCCAAATCTTGATCTGTCATAAACATAATTTTACCATATCTCAAATGTTTTGATACCAAATCTTTATCATATTTCTTACCCGTTACCAATCCAATAATTTTTTTTATACTTGTAATCTCCGCATTACTATTAATTTTTAGTTGAGATATATCTTTAGTATTAAGAAGTTTTCCCTTCAATGGGAAAACTCCAAAATAATTACGGTCTTCTTTACTTAAACCCGAAACAATTCCAGCCTTTGCTGAATCTCCCTCACATAATATAAGAGTACATTTATTACTTTCAATCGTGCCTGCTTTATTCGCATCCATAAGTTTAGGAATGCCTCTAATATTTGTTGTTTTCTTTCCATCGTTTTTCTTCGCAGCTTTATTTGCTTTTACTTCATTTAATAACAAAGCTGAATCCATAACACCCATTTTAGCTAATTTATCAATGAATTTATCACTCACTTCGCACCTTGACCCAAATTTAGAAACTGGTGTATTCATACACTCTTTTGTTTGACTATCAAATGCTGGATTTTCAATTATACAATTAAGGAAAATCATTAATTGTTCTTTTATTGTAATAGGCTTTACTTTAATTTTCTTCTTTTTTTCGATATATAAAGATAATTTTTTTACAATTTGATTCATAATATAATCTACATGCTTTCCCCCTTTCTTAGTATGTATGCCATTTACATATGACACTTGTGTATATTCATCCAATGGACTAAGGCATACCGCATATTCCCACCTTTTATTTGGGGCTTCATATAATCTTTTTGTCTCACTTTTTGAACCAATATACAAATCAATAAAACTCTCAAACGTTTTAACCGGTATTACTTCTTTATTAAATGTAACTCTCACGCTCTTATCTGTTACTGCTGCTATATCCCATGTTCTTTTCTTAAACATTTGAAACATATCATCCGTAAGATTTTCTAGACCAAAACGTTTGTAATCCGGAAGCCATGATACTTTGGTATATGGTTTTCCTTTACACGATGATACTTTAGGTTTACAAATTTTATCTAGATTATTTTCAAAACGCTGTGTATATTTTTTCTTTCTAATATGATCCACTGTTTCAATTTCACCCCACAACGAATAGATTAGAACAAGTTTAAATCCAAACCCATTTTTTCCACCTACAATTTTCTTAGCAGATTTATCATAATTTGTTCCCGTTCTCAAATGACCAAAAATCATCTCTGGAATCCATAGATTATGTTCGGGGTGCTTTTCAACGTCAATCCCATTTCCATCATTTAACATGGTAATCACACCAGTTTCTTTATCAACCGAAATTTGAATATTTTTTACAGGTACAATAGCACCTTTCTTTGATTTTTTTTTTCCATTCAAACGGATAAAATGATCTCTAGCATTTACTATACCTTCATCAAAACATTTAAAAAGCCCTGGAACCCATGAATATTCGTTCATTGTCATTTTCCCGTCCCTCATTAACCATCCCCGTTCAACGTCTTCTTCAATACTTCCGATGTATGTGTCCGGTGCATCTTTAATATGTTCTATATCTGTTTTTTTTTGATATTTTTTAGCCAACTCTTCTTTTGAAGCTTTAGACATTATTCAACAATATATTTAATTATATTTATATTTTTTTTTAAATAATATTTAA